CACGAAGTTCATCTAAATTACTTGCACCACTTGTATTCCATACTTTTCTCTGACCAACTCTAAATTGGTATCCCGCACAATATCTACGAACATATGATTGCCAATTCAAAGTTAACGGAGATTCAACAATCTTAAGTAAGTTAAAATAATTTATTGGTCGAGATGTCATAGGTGTACCCGTTAATAACCAAACCTTTGGTATTTGTTCAAGTACGTCATTTAATAATCGAGTTCTATTTGCAGTTGCATTCGAAATATAATGTGCCTCATCTACGATTGCCAAGTCAAAACCGGCATTAACCAATAATTTATAGTCATCACTATCTTCAGATTTATCTGTCGAGTGATAGTTTTTAATAATATCATAGTTTATAATATAATAATCAAACGTTGACCCCCATTTACGACCTTCAACAATTAATACTTTCTTGTTAGAATAATTTTTTATCTCTCTATCCCAATTTATCTTTAAAGAAGCGGGACAAACAATAAGAACTTTCTTGGCACCACTTTCCATAGATGCAATAACCGCTGACGTTGTTTTTCCGAGACCCATATCATCTGCAAGTATAAACTTATCATTCGCTAATAATTTCTCAATGGCAACCTTCTGGTGGTCCATAGGGGGTCTCGTATCATACTTACTATAATCAATTACTCGATTAAGTTTTTTCTCCTCTTGCATTACCGCAGCTTTGGGTAACCACATAGCACTTAATTGGTCACTATCCAAAACTTTACCCCAAACGTGAAACGCTTTATCCGAATCACACAATAATTTTTCGCACCATATTTTTTCGGGTGGTTTGGGTAATAATCTCTCCTCCATTATTTTTTCTCCAAAAGAACCAACAATGTTAATATATTTTCTTGCAACCTTTGGAGTTACTTGATGGTATTTTTGTACATACTCGGCCTGAGGTCTTGTTAATTTAAAATTCTTAACTTCTAAAAATTTTCTTTTCCAATCTAACAATTGATTGTTTGAACCTTCGTATGTCGATAAAATGTTTCTAGCCTCTATTTCGGGAATCTTAGTTTCCATATTAAAATATAAGTAAATAGAATGTAACATTAAACTATTTATTAGGATATGGAAAATAAGTTACCTATTACCAGATTATCTAAATTCTTATCACAAGATGATTTTGACCTCAATATTCAAATGGGTCAAGAATATCTTCACGGGGATTTAAATATGAAATTGGTTCTATATAGGGTAGATAGAGAAAAGACTCAAATTGATGATGTGTATGTGGAGGTTGGTATTGACCAAACTAAGTTCTTTCCTCCCGTTGAATTTAATGCGTTGGTTAAAATTGAGGAACCAAAAAATAGTTCATATAAAAATGGAACTTTGAGACACCTTGAGCCGGGAAACATGATTTTATCTGTTTATATTAAACATTTAGAAGAAATGAAAATAGATATAAGATATGGTGACTATATTGGTTATCCCGAATCCGAATCAAAAGTTAGATTTTATCAGGTGGTAAATGATGGTAAGGTGACTTCAGATAATAAACATAATATGTTTGGGTTTAAACCATATTATAAGTCAATAACTTGTGCACCTGTACAAGATGGTCAATTTAGAGGAGTATAAAATGGGAATACCTAAAAGAAAAAACAACATATCTGTTTACACAGAAAAAGAACTAACTGAAAGAAGACAGGAATTGTTAGATAGAATCACCAAATCTGACACATATCTCCCTGACTCCATATTACACGACGATTTAGATAAAGGTTTTTTAGATTATGTAACTAAAAATTTTCAAATTGTTTCCGATGGTAATAAGATACCAATTATTGATAAAATTTTAACCGTTCAGAGATGGGGTGAATTTACACAAACGTGGACATTTACAAATGACGACGGAAATATTGAATTACCTTTTGTTGCAATTGTAAGAAAACCGGACGTTCAGCCAGGTACGAACCCATCAGTTCAAAGAACGATACCTGATAGACATCAATTTTATTATGCTTCTGTGCCAACTTGGAACGGAACGACTATGGGTGCTGATATCTATAAAATACCACAACCCGTACCTGTTGATATAACATACGACGTTACGATTGTTTGTAACAAGTTCAGAGATATTAACAAATTTAGTAAAATAGTTTTACAAAATTTCTCGTCGAGACAAGATTATACAACTGTTAAAGGACACTATATTCCACTTATATTAGATAAAATTGAAGACAATACCCCGATGGATACGTTGGAGGGTAGGAGATTTTATATTCAAAACTACACATTTACTATGTTGGGATTCCTTATTGATTCTGAAGAATTTGAGGTTAAACCCGCAATTAATCGTTTCTTTTTAATGAACGAATTTGCAAAAGAGGGTGTAGGTAGGAAAAAGTATGTTAGTAAAGTTATCGACATAACCGTAATGTCATTCACGGGAGATGGGATGCAAACTCAATTTAGTGTCGGTGAAAGTATTGGTACATTGTTTAGTGTCACAATAAATGGTCTATTACAAGAGAAAGATGTTGACTTTTACCATATATCATATACATCTAAAATAACATTTGTTCAACCACCTTTTGAGGGTAGTACAATCGTAATCTCATACTATAAGGGTCGAAACAATGTTATTATTGACAATTATGGTAAATTAATACAAGTGACTACAGAATATTTCCAATATGATGGTAGTACTTTAACATTTAACACATACAACCATATTAGTAGTATTGTTAGTTTAGATATAAATGGTCTACAAGAAGAGGAGGGTTCGGGATTCGATGTTTCGGGTTCACAACAGATTGTATTATTAGGTGCTCCTGTTGTTGGGTCTAGAATTGGTGTAACTTATTTGTATTAATCGTCACCATAGATATCCTTCTTTTTTGGTTTACAGAGGTCTTCAATGTATTTTTCTAAAACCTTATAAATTTTTAGTCCGTTTTTTTCACAATGGTTTTTTAACATCTCGTGGTGTTTTTCACTAATTTTTACGTTTTTCTGTTTGTTTTCCATTATGAAAGATAATTTAAGATAGAAAAGGATAATTTACTATCTTTTTAAACAAAAGTACGGAAATCTTTGGTAAAAACAAAGATATTTATAGAATAACTAATAAAAATAATTAACCAAACAACAATCGATGGCAAATTCAAACAGAGTATTCGTTTCTCCGGGTGTGTACACATCTGAGAAGGATCTAACATTCGTAGCACAAAGTGTTGGGGTAACAACTTTAGGTTTAGTGGGTGAGGCTTTAAAAGGTCCCGCTTTTGAACCTATCTTAGTTGGGGACTTCGACGAATTTAAAACGTATTTTGGACCAACTTCACCTGAGAAAGACGGTGCAAACAATCCTAAATACGAATTAGCATATATGGCTAAATCATACTTACAAGAGTCTAATCAATTATTCGTAACAAGAATACTTGGTAAAACGGGGTATAAACCAGGAAGAACCTATAGTATTAAAACTTTAGGTGGAGTTAATCTTGGATCTTTAAGTGGTTCAACAACAGGAATAACATTATCGGCAACAACTGCAACTATCACAGGTTCAACAATTTATGGTGAACTTTCGGGTAAAACTGCAACTAATGGTTCAACAGTGACTGATTATATCATTAATAAAATCGGTAAGAGTAGTGCAGCTTACGCAAATAACGATTGGTTCGTTATTGGTAATGTACCTGCTTCGGACACTTCAAGTTTAACGGGAGTAAAACTTTTATCACCAATTGGTGAAAATGCTAACAAAAACTGGTATAATGCGTTCTTTACAAAAACAGGAGTAACTGACTCAACAATTGATGGTGTTTACTCTTATCTTTTTGTTTATTCTACAAGTTCATCTTCATTTAATGTAACAAGATACAAATACAACGCGTCTCTTAACACAGACTATAGTGACGTTATTGTTGCTTCTTTAAGATCGAGAGGTGAATATAACGCCACACAAAGTTTAGTACTACAAGTAACAGGAACAACCGCAGTAACATTAACCGACGTTAGTGGAATCACAATTAACCCGATGGCGGAATTTGCAATAAATGTTACAGACATTACGGGTGGAACAAAAACATTTAATTGTTCATTAGATATCTCATCAACAAAATATATAAATAAAGTATTAGGTACTGAAGTTTTTGATAAAGTAAAAGAAGATTATCCGTTATTCGTTAACGAGGTATATTCTAACTTATTATTATCGGCTTATAGACATGGACACGTAAGAGGTTTAAGTTTAGATGTTGTATCAAATAGTGAAAGTGATAATTTTGCTCAATCATGGGATACTCCATCATCACCAACAATTGTATCTGAAGTTCGTGGTGGTAATGTTGCGGATTTATTCTCAGTATTAACCATATCTGATGGAGATGCTGCAAATACTGAAGTTAAGGTTACAATTCAAAACATTAATTTAGATACTGCTGAATTTGACATCATAGTTCGTGATTTTAACGATACTGACGAAAATCAAGTTATATTGGAGAAATTTTCAAGATGTTCAATGAATCCTGACGTTCCAGGTTATGTTGCAAGAAAAGTTGGTACATCTGATGGTGAATATGAGTTACGTTCAAAATTCATTATGTTAAACATGGCAAGTAACGCTCCAATGGATGCGTTTCCCGCAGGTTTCAAAGGATTCACGTCTTCACTTATTTCAAGTAATAAATTGGGTAGTGTTCTTTATAAAACGGAATTTTTTGATGGTGGAGATGTAGTTTATTACGAATCGGATGGTTCACAAGTTCTATCTAATGGAGATAAAGTTAAGAAAGTTTCTTTAGGTTTATCCTCTCAAAATGGTTTCAAATTTGATAGTGATTTGTTCAAATATAAAGGAAACACAGCGTCTAGTAGTACATTTGGTTTCCACTTGTCAACAAACGCTTCATCAATCACAGGAACAACATATCAAACAACATCATATGATTTAGAAGGTCAATCTGGTAATGACAATAAATTAACTAACATAAACTTCCGTAAATTTACATTAGCGGTTTGTGGTGGTTTTGATGGTTGGGACATATACAGAGAGACAAGAACTCTTGGTGACCAATTTATTTATGGTAAAACAACATACAATTTAGGTAATACCGATAACAATGGTGTATTCAGTAAAGATTTTGGAAACTCTGATTACTACTCATATTTAGAAGGAATTCAAACATATGCAAATCCTGAGGCAATTGACATTAACGTATTTGCTACCGCGGGTATCAACTTCTTCGATCACTCATCATTGACAAGTCAAGCAATTGATATTATTGAAAACGAAAGAGCGGATTCACTTTACATCATATCAGCACCAAATGTTGATGATGCTGCAACCGTTACAGGTCACCTTGATGATTTGGGAATCGACTCTAACTATTCAGCAACATACTGGCCTTGGATTCAAGTAAGAGACACAGATAATGCGACTCAACTTTACATCCCACCAACAGGTGAAGTATTGAAGAACATCGCGTTAACTGATAACGTATCTTATCCTTGGTTCGCAGTTGCGGGTTATTCAAGAGGTTTGGTAAATGCAATTAAAGCTAAAAAGAAGTTAACTCTTGACGAGAGAGATGAACTTTACAAAAATAGAATTAATCCAATCGCAACATTCTCTGATACAGGTACAATTATTTGGGGTAACAAAACGTTACAAGTTAGAGAATCAGCACTTGATAGAATCAACGTAAGAAGATTGTTATTGAGAGCAAGAAAATTAATTTCTGCAGTTGCGGTAAGATTATTGTTCGAACAAAATGACGAACAAGTAAGACAAGAGTTCTTAAGATTGGTTAACCCAATTTTAGAATCAATTAAGAAAGAAAGAGGTCTTTATGAATTTAAAGTAAGTGTTTCAAGTGATGTCGAAGACATTGACGCAAACACTTTGAGAGGTAAAATTTACGTTAAACCTACTCGTTCTCTTGAATTTATTGATTTGGAATTCGTAATTACTCCAACAGGAGCTTCATTCGAGAATATCTAATCTAAAAGGAGGATATAAAAATAAAAAAGGGAGGCCGAAAAGCTTCCCTTTTTTATTGTTCCACGTGGAAACAATTTTTATAAAATTTATATTGTTTTATTTTACCCAGTATAATCTGGAACTAGTAATACTAGTATTTATATGTTATATTATTAATCTAGAAATTTATTAATTATTTATACTGGGTCTAGAATACTGGAGGATTTGTAAAAAACTACGAAAAAAAATCCACAAAATCAAGATCGATCCTAAAAATAAATTTATTTCTAATTAACATATATTTATAAGAGTATAAAATAACAAAAAAACTTAACAAATACAACATGGCAGATTTACTAATGAAAATGCCGGTTCCTTACGAACCGAAAAGACAGAACCGATTTATTGTAAGATTCCCATCTTCTTTGGGTATCAATGAATGGTATGTAACATCAGCGGCTAGACCATCCGCAAAAATCAACGCGACTGAAATTCCTTTTTTAAATACTTCAACATATGTTGCGGGTAAATTTAGTTGGGATACTATGAGGGTAACATTTAAAGACCCGATTGGTCCATCAGCGTCACAAGCGTTAATGGAATGGTTCCGTTTACACGCTGAGTCAGTTACTGGTCGTATGGGATATGCTGCCGGTTATAAAAAAGACATCGAACTTGAAATGTTAGACCCAACAGGTGTTGTTGTTGAAAAATGGATTCTTCAAGGAACATTTATTCAAGACATTAACTTTGGTGAATTGGACTATTCAAGAGATGAAATTGCAACTATCCAATGTACTTTACGTATGGATAGATGTATACTTGTATTCTAATATTACATTTTTTCATATATTAAACCGATATACCAGAAATGGGTATCGGTTTTTTTATGTTTAAAACTTTACTTTAAGATAGTTATTGATTAAATTGTACCATGGAAGAATTAAGAATTGACCCTAGAATCGCATATGATGTTGTGGAATTACCAAGTAGAGGTATCCACTATTCAAATGGTAAGAAATCAGTAAGAGTTGCTTACCTAACTGCCGCGGATGAAAATATATTAGCGTCCCCAAATTTAATACAAACAAATGCAATAGTTAATGAACTATTAAAAAGAAAGGTATTGGATAAGGATATCCAAACTGAAGATTTAGTTGAGGAGGATAAAGAGGCAATCTTAATATTTTTAAGAAATACCGCATTTGGTTCAGAATATAAAGTTACATTAACTGACCCAAAAACAAACGAAGACTTTGAAGTTGAAATTGATTTAAGTAGTTTAGATTTTAAACCATTTACATTAGTAGCAGATTCTAACGGAGAGTATTCGTATTTTATGAATAAATCCAAAGTAGATGTGACATTTAAGTTTTTAACACAAAAACAAGAAAATGACATAAAAGAAATTGCAAAGAGTTGGAATGGTAATGGAATTGCTCCAATTATCACAAAACAACTTGAAGGTATGATTAAATCCGTGGCTGGAGTTAATGACCCAATGAATACAAGAAATTTCATTGAGAACATGCCAATTAAGGATTCACAAGATTTTAGAAAATATGTATCCGATAATAAGCCAGGAATTGACCTAACACAAACAGCAAAAACCCCATCAGGAGAAGAGATCCAATTTAGAATTGGGTTTGGGGTTGACTTTTTTCGCCCTTTCTACGGAGTATAAGAAAAATCAATTATCGGAAATTCACTACCTAATCAGGAAAGGTTTCTCATATGGAGACATTTTAACTATGCCTGTCTATATTAGACGATACTATATTGGTTATATAATGGAGTTGGAAAACACACAATAATCTATTTATATGTATGGGACAAATAAGATATCAAACTTTAGCTAGTCAATCAAAAGACAGAGCCGCATACGAAAGAGCCGTAAAAGATTCTGCAAAAAGTTACAATGAACAAATTGATTTAACTGAATATGAAAGGGCTTGGAAAGAGAAAGAAAACTATAACTCAAACAAACCAACTACATCAGGTTCTAAAACATTTATTGAGGCGGCTACAGGTATTTTAAAAGGACAAGAAAGTGGAGGTTATTACAAAGATATTAGTCAGTCCGTTAATTCAACAAGTGCCATGTCAATGGCAACAGGTGCTGATGGGAAATTATTAGGACCCGACCAAATAGCTCAAAATGTATTCAAGGCAGGTTTAAGTCAAATGACGGATGAATATAATAACCAAAGAAAGTTATTAGAAGACATCAATACTAAAACCGGTTTAACTGGTAAACTATCAAAAGATTTTAGAGAAGAGATTTCAAATGCGGGACCAAGATTAGCTCAATTAGGTGTCTCATTTGAAACATTAGCTGACGTTGCTCAGGGATTAGTTGATAAATCAGGAAGATTCAATTTAATTAATCAACAATCATTTGAAAAGGCTGCAGAAGTTGGGGAAGCTTATTTAGGTTCAATGGAGAGTCTTACGAACATGTTACCTGATTTTGAAAAAGTTGGTATAGGTGCTCAAGGTACATTTGACGCGGTAGAAAAGGCAGGAAAAAGTTCATTAACATTAGGTCTAAACTCACAAAGAGTTGCAAAAGATTTACAAACAAATATAGGTAAGTTAAACGAATACGGATTCCAAAAAGGAGTTGAGGGTTTAACTAGAATGGTCCAAAAATCTATTGAATTTAGATTAAGTATGGATGCAGTTTCACAAGTGGCCGAAAAGGTATTCAGTCCTGAAAGTGCATTAGAGTTATCTGCTAACTTACAAGTATTAGGTGGCGCAATTGGAGATTTCAATGACCCACTTAAATTAATGTATATGGCGACAAATAATGTTGAGGGATTACAAGATTCAATTATTAATGCCGCAAGTAGTTTAGCAACATACAACCAAGAACAAGGAAGATTTGAAGTTACGGGTGTTAACCTAAGAAAAGTGAGAGAGATGGCTGCGTCTTTAGGTATGGACTATAAGGAACTTACAAAGACCGCAATTGCGGCACAAGAAAGATTGAGTGCTAAAGAAATGTTAACTGGTTTAAGAATTGAAGATGCCGATAAGGAATTCTTAACTAACATGTCTCAGATGAAAAATGGTAAAATGACCATTGAATTACAATCTGAAGAATTGAAAAAACGTTTTGGGGCAAATGAAGTTGCATTAGAGGATTTAGATAAGAACCAAGCTGAATTATTATTACAATATAGAGACGAATTTAAAAAATTAACATCTGATGAAATAGTTAGAAACCAAGCTAGTGACGTTGAAAATATTAGACGTGATGTATCCTTTTTAGTTAAATCAGTTGCATTAACTGGAACAAGAGAAGTTCAAGAGATGGCCAAAAAATTGGGTATTGATTTTAAAAATTTCGCAGATGTAACAAAAGAAACATTACCAAAAGCGGCAACTTTAATCAATAATGAAATAAAAGGTATAGTTACACCTGATAAAAAACAAACAGGTAAAGTTGAAACACCAAAAGCTGCGGTAACCCAAGAAGATGCTAAAAAAATGGCGGAAGAAGAAGCTAAAAAACAAAAAGAAGCGTCTACTCAAATGGATAAAAATGTCAAAGTAACAAACGAATATGTATTCAAAGGTGGAGACACTTTAGTTGATGGTTGGATGAGAGAAGTAGGTAAGAACGCAAGTATCTATAACGATTTCCATACCGTAGATACCCAATCGTATACTACACCATCAACCGCTAAAAGATAATCTAAATAAATCTATTTATAATATAAAAGAAAATAATGCCAAGTTACTTAAATTTTGACTCAACCAAACAATTTAGGGATTTTATCATAGCTAAAACGTTAAACAAACCAAATGGTCCACAAACGTTTACTAAAGATAACTATGACTATCAAAAATTAAGTAATCTATCAAATGTGGATCCGGGTTCAGTTGATAAAAATAGAAAAGATGATTTAATTAAAATTTCTAATTCAAACGTATACAAACCAACTAATTTTTTTATAAAAGAAAATATTGATACGTTACCAAGAACACGTAACCTATCATTATATTTTAATGGTGGTTCCCCATATTTTACTGCGGAAAAACATAATTTAATCAGTATCATGGCAACAAAAACGTATGATACCGAATCTGAATTATTTAAATTTGCCGCAAAATACATAAGAGAAGATAAAGGGGGACCTGTATTAACAAGGATAGCATATAATACAGATAGAGCGATTAATGGTAAGGTAAGATTGTTAGATGCGTTAAATGGTAACACAGCGACCGCGTTAAACATATTAACAGGTAGAGAACCATTGGTTGAAATGAATAATAAGATTACTGTTGCAAGTACTCTTATTGGTAAAGGTATTGATTTTTTACAAACAGTTTCAGGAACACAATTACCATTTAGTGAAATACCGGGTGATTATTTATCAGACCCAAGAAACCCAATAAATTATAGACCCGAAGCAAAAACTGAATTAGGTAAAATTGCACAAGATGTTACGGGAGTGTTAGGTTCATTAATTGGAATTGAAAGAAGACCGAAGTTATCGAGAAAACCTTCAGATTTATTAATACAATATATGGGACAAGGACCTAAACAGGCTTTGTTTGATTCATTAACATTTAATAGATACGCACCGAACTACACAACAAGTGCAAGGTCACAACAATCATCAAAGTTGTTTAGTTTTGTAGATAAAGCCGCTCAGGGTATAAAAAATATATTAGGGGTTGAAGCACCCGCAGGACAAGCCTACATTGGTGACGAT